CCTCCTGTCCTGTCAGGTTGTTTTCCTTGTTCTTATGATCATATTATACATCATTTTAATTTATTTGTCAAGTGTTTTGCAAATTATTTTTATTTATTTTTTGCATTAAAAAAAGCCCCTGCCATCAGGCAGGGGTGTTATCATCTGTATGTATAGATGCAGACATCCGTCTCTTGATCTCGCGAATGCTGCGGCTGACGGTTGCGGGCGACATACCCAGCGTCATGCCGATCTGCACGATGCTGTAACCGCGCCAGAGCAGGTCAAAGACCTGCCCCAGCCGGACATGCTCGTCAAAGCCGCAGCAGCGGGCGATTTCTTCTTTCGTGCGCCTGTCAAAGTCAAGGCGCACGGGAAACCGCCTCCTTTTACACGCTGGCCTCCTCTACCACTACGGGCGCGGCGCTCTCCAACTTTGCAATCTCAGCGTTGACCAGCTCGACAAGCTCATCCGTATCCAGCTTGTAGCCATGCGCGTCAAGCCGCTCCTTTACCCACGCCAGCTTTTCTTCACCGCGCCCGGAGCCGGTGTACAGCTTCTCGGCGGCAAATACGAGGATAGACACGAGGTCGCGGATTTCGCGCCGCTGGTCAAGCGTCGTCTTGGCCTTGATCCACGGGACGACATACCGCGTAATCAGCGCGGCCACGAGGACGATCAGCGCCTGAAAGATGGGGGTCAGGTCGATATTAGACATAGATAGCCTCACTTTCTGCCCGGTCTTTACCGGGCAACGTCACAAAAATTTACGCTCCTGCAAACACTTGTGATAAGCGTTTTTGATGATTTCGACGGCTTCAACCGTCTTGTGGTTTTCAAACTCTGGATGTGCTTTACAGTACATTTCATAGGATTTTGCGTCGTCAAAAACTTGTTCAAAATGTTCTTTGCTGTGTTTGACGCTATTATAGCACTCGTCGGAAAACCGCTGGATGCGGGCGCGGGAGATTTTAGCAAATTCAAGGTCATTTTTTGCCTCAATCCGTCCCATGCGCTCTTCCAATGAGCCAACGAGCGCCTTTCGCAATCCGCGAAATATCCATGACAGCGGATGCACCTTGATCGGGGAAATCTCGATCAGGTTGAGCGTGATATACACCAGCACGAGCGTCAGTGTGCTGTGCGTCGTGACAGCCGCTTGCAAGCCGTCCAGCAGCTTTTGTAGAGTCATCGGTCAATCCTCCGCAATCGTCCATCTTCCCGCCAGCGTGATATACACGCCGTCGTTCCTGCGCAGGGTCGTCGTGTTCGGCGCTTCGCCGCCCGTCTCGTCCTGATCTCCGCTTCCCGACGCATCCTCAACCAGATATTCGCCGGACATGTACCCTGCCACGCCGTTTTCCAGCGCACCAAAAACCCAGCCCGTTCCGCTCGCCTCGCGGATGATGTTCACCCGCGCGCCGTTCTCGGCCTTGGCTATGACCTTTGACCGCGTGCTTGCGCCCTCACGGATGTTGAGATATCCGCTGGTCACACTCACCGTTGCGTTGCCAAACATGGTCTCACCTCCTTCCGCGTTATCGTCCTGGACTGCAATCATCCGATGCACCCCCAGCCCATTCCAGCCGTTCTTTTCCGTCAGCGCGGTTTCAACCACGCCTCCCCGGCTCTTGCTTGAGTGGATCGCCGTTCCCCGCTCCGTCACCAGACCTGTGTGGCTCACGTCGCCCGTGCCCACGCCCATGAACGCCAGCATGCCCGCCTTCGCGCCGGAAATACCTTCCTGCTTCCACGTCAAATCCCGATATTTGGCGCTCTTGCTGTCGCTGTTCCAGAGGTCGTTTGTGCCCGCCGTCGTGTAGCGCTTGTCGCCGCCCGGCGCTGTGCGGATGACCTTCTTGATGAGGTTGATGCAGTCCAGCTCGCTGTAAGGCGTTCCGATCAGCGCCCGCGCCGTGCGGATGGCCTCGCTTGTTTCAATCATCCCACGCACCTCCCGCGCGGATGAAGCGGCCAACCAGGCAGCCGACCGCGAAGATGATCACGCTGCCGACGATGATGCCAAGAATAATCATGGTTTTGCCTCCTTTTAGACAATTGAAAGGCCGTCGTCAGCCTCTTCTTTTGCGTTTTCCGCGTCCAGCGCATCATAATACGCCTGCGCAAGGGCTTCAATCTCCTCAATGTCTGCCTCACTCAGCAGCCCATTATCAAGATGGGTGTATGCCTTGTCCAGCCAATAGGCCGCATCTCGCCCGGCGGCAATCTCGCTCTTGATGGAGCGCAGGGTCAGGTCGTGCCGGGCTTTGCTTTTGATTGCCATATGCTTTTCCTCCCTTAGGTTGCAGTCATAGACGCAATCGCATCCTCAAGATTTTTGATCACGATGCTAACGTCTCTTTGATATCCCAGCTTAACCCCCGCGCCGTCGCTCGCTTGCACCACGGTGTCGGGCGCGTAGGTAGTCAGCGCTTTGTAGGCGGTAAGTTCGGCAGGGGTGAGCGGGGTTTCGATTGGGGTGGCGAGTATTGCATTCTGCTCAGCCAGCGCTTTGGTGGCATCGAAAGCACCCTTATCAATCCTCTGCACCTTTACACTCTTGCCAAAATCCACCTCGTCGCACACCCACTGCTGGCCTGTCGGGTCAGTGTAGTTGCCGCCAGAGGTGACAGGGATGCCAGGTAAGCCGTTGGGCGTGGGGAGCGTGAGGAGCTGTTCGCGGTAGGGGGAGTAGGCGGTGGCGGTTGTGCCAAGCTCAAGCTGAACTTTTACGCCAGTGAGATTGTATGTTTGTCCTTCAGTGACAATAAAAACTATTCTGGTTGCCATATCAGACATTTTATCGGCGGTACCTAAAGAAAGAATAACTCCCCATGTTTCTGATACAAGTTTCACTTTTGGAGATGTGATGCTAGATGATAAGATCACCACACCGGATGCAATAAATGGTTGGATGTCTAACTTGGCGTAGCCAGAACTAGTCGCCGTTCCTGAAATCGATATTAACCCATCTTTTGCAGTAACCGTTACACCTCTAGCGGTCCCTGACCCGTCAGGAATATTCAGCAGATTCCTCCCTGTCGCCTTCACCGCCACGTTCCCACTGTCCCCCGCACTCACAATCGGCGCCGGGTTATCCGGGCTGGGTGTGCCATCCTGCGTACTCCTGCCGTACACGGTCAGCCCGCACAGCGGCGCGGAAAAAGCGTCAGAGGCAGATACAGGATTGCCCGTTTCGGTGCCGATCAGGATATTCTGGCGCGCTTTGTCGGCCTTCTCAGCAACAGCCTTCTCGATTTCCGCCAGCCGCTTTCCCGTTGCGGCCGCGTCCGCCGCCTCTCCCTCCTGGGTCAGCGTCGCGTCGATGACAGCATCCTTGCCCGGTTCGCCTTTTGCGCCTTGCGGCCCTTGCGGCCCTTGCGGCCCTACCGTGCCTTCCGTTCCTTGCGGTCCGGTTGCACCCGTGTCACCCTTGGGGCCTCGCAGGCTTTCAAGCTGTTCGAGCGTAAAATCGCCAAAGGTAAACGCGTCTCCTTTTGCGCCCGTTTCGCCCTGCGGGCCGGTGTCTCCCTTCTCGCCCTTGTCGCCCTTGTCCCCTTTTTCGCCCTTGGGTCCCTGCGGGCCAATCGGGCCTGTTTCACCCCTGTCTCCCTGCGGGCCTTTCGGCCCTACAAAGTCGCCATTATCCAACCGCCGCTGTACTTCGTCCGCGACTGCCTGCGCGGCGTTTCCCGCCTGCTCAACGTCGGCCAGCGTGCCAGTCGCTTTGTCAATCCAGGTTTCAACTGGATCAGGCGCTGGGGCAGTTGCGTCGCCAAGAGACTCACTGACGCGCGTACAGGCAATCGCGGTCTTGATGACCGTGCCATCCGCGTCTTGGATTGTGATTTGGGCTTGCCCGCTTCCGGCTTTATCGCCGATATCCGCGCTCGTGATCTCCCACGTCAGGATACCGCCCTCTTGTTTCACCGTCGCCGGATACTCCGCCCGGCCAGGCGGCTTGACCGTGATCGACGCAATAGCATCCGGATACTGGCTCAATATGCTTTTCAGATCGACCAGCACCCGCGTCGCGCGATTTTCGCCGACGCGCCCAAGCAGAAGCGCTTGATCGCCAAAACGGTCAAACGCTAGAATGATATCACGCATCACGTTCTTCCCCCCCTTGTCAGCCCATGTTCAGCGCTTCGCGGATGGCTTCCAGGTCGTCGGTCGTCAGTGCGGGATAATCCGCCGCGATATCGGCAAAATCCTCGCCGTTGGCAATGCGGATTCTAAACGCACGGGTCATAATGCGCAGCTTCAAAGCGTTCAAAGTTTTCATCTTTTTTATCCTCCAATCAAATCAGCCATCATCAAAATCAGATCGTCGTTTGCGGATTCCAGCGCGTCCGTGCGCTGCTCCACGTTGTTCACGCGCTCCTCAGTCGTCAGCGGCGGCGCGGGCAATGCGTCAAAGTCCGCGTCCATCTCGGCCTGTGTCCGCTGCACAACCAGTCCGTCCACGAGCTTGTAGCGGTACACGCCGCGCTCATCCGTAAGCGGCTTGAGCAGATAGTTGTTCTGCGCGTGCCTGTATCGGTCGCCCTCGCCCTCATCAATAGCCGTCCAACCGTCGCCGCTCACAAACGCGTCGCTGTTGATCGCCGTCACGCGCCCCGCGTCGTCGGTCTGCACCAGCACTTTGCAGCTCTCTGTGTCCATGTCATCCCTCCTTTACAGGTCGGCAGAAATGTCAATATCTCCCAGCGGAGTAATAAGGCCCGTATGGATGCCTGTTACAGATACCGCGCACTTGACGACGACGCGGTTTGCGTTTGCGTTATGCGCCGTAGCCGTCTCGGTCGTCGTTCCCTGTGCGCTGCCCAGCGTGTAGTAAAACTTCCCCCCGCCTGTTACGGTCGGCGCGATCCGCATCGCCTGAGTCAGCGGAATAAACGCGTAAGCCACGCCGCCCGTGGCGTACCCGGTGAACGTCTGCGTATCGCCCTTAATCTTCCGATAATATCGCAAACATTCGGCCAGTTCCGCCGCGTATCCCTTCGGCACATACGGCGGCAGGGTCTCCGCTGTGTATTCGCCCTCGTAGAGCGCCGCCCAGCGGACGACCGCCGCCGTTCCCGTACTGCCGGTGTCCGGCGAAATGTACACGTTCACCACTTCGTCTCCGGTCAGGCCATCCGGCTTTGTCAGCTTCAGCACAAGCGTGCGCTCCACCGCGTCGCCCTGAAAATACGCCGTGCCAAAATTCGTCGTGCCGCTGCCGATGTAGACAAACAGTCGGCACGCCACCGGGAAAACGCCGCGCACCGCAAACGTCATCACGTCAGCAAACCGTTTCGCCTCGATCCGCTGCTGAATGCCCGCCGTCCAGCTCGTCTTGTCCGACACGATTTTCAGCCCGTCCGCCGCCTGTGAAACCGTCGCGCCGCTCGTCCGCATCCAGCGATCCACAGCATACCCGGTCGCGCCGTGCGCCCCGTTCACGCCCGCCTGCGCAACCGGGTGGACAAAATCGCTGTTGTCCAGCAGGTTGTACATATGCACATTCTTATCCAATGCGCCCAAATCCGCTGCTGTCAGCGTCACTTTCCCCGCCGCGTCCGGCGCTTTGCCGTTGATCGTCAGGTTCCCAAGGCTGCCCGTGTCGCCGCGCGGGATGGTCAGCTCGATTACCGGTGCTTCCGCCGTGCCGGTTTGCTTGACGCTGGCTGCCGTGCCCGGCTCGCCGGTCTTGACCTGCACCGTGATCTGAGGGGTTGCACCGGTGTCGCCTTTATCGCCCTTGGGCAGGCCGAGCGCGATATTGTAGTGCCCGCCCACCTCAGTCAGCTTTGCCGTCGGTGCAGCGCCCGCCGCAAGGCCAGTCGCTGTGATGGTCATGTCGTCGATCTTCGTTGCGGCTGCTGATGCTGCGGAAGCCGCGGCTTTGGCCGCATTTGCCGCGCTGTTGGCCGCTGATGCGTTCGTGCCAGCCGCACTTGCTGCCTGTGCTGCGCTGGTTGCTGCGGATCTTGCCGCCGATGCAGCTTGATTCGCGGCCTTCGCTGCCGCTTCGGTCGCTGCGATTTGGGCAAGCAGCTCGTCGAGAGACGGAATCGTTTGACTTGGGTCAATGATTGCGTCAGTCTGACTACGCGTGATGTATCCGTTGCCCCAGAAAACCGCCTTTCGTTCGCTTCCGACAGTGACCTTGATGATAAGGTTAAATTGCCCGATGACCGCATAGCAGCTTTCCGATAGCGTAACTTTCGCAACATTTCCGCTCGCTGTTCCGTTGACGGGAACAGTGTAACCGTCAGCGCGAATGAAATAGCCGATAACACCCGCTCCGTCGATTTCCAGCGGCTCTTTGTTGCGATAAAGCGAAAGCTCGAAAGTATGCGCATTTTTGTCACCGGACGCGTAAAGCGTCCGAATCGGAGTCATGAGGATTTCAGCGTCTACGTCAATCTTGCGCGTAAATTCGCCCGAAATCATACTTTGTCACTCCTTTTTCATTCGGATTGTCAAAGTTCCGTCATCCATAATATGCGTAAGTTTTGAATATCCTTCATAAATAATTCTGCCTTCGGCAGAACCTTCGACGATAATCTTGTCACACTCTTCAAAAGATCTCGCGACTTCCGAAATTTTTTCTTTGCTCTCCATATTAATCCAAAGCTCCCCGCTGCTGATTGCAGCTGACACCCATAAAACAGGCCACACCTTCCCATCATCGGTCTGGATTTTCACGTTCTTCCTCCTCTTTGATCTCTCTCTTTTCGATTTTTACCATGCCTTTAAGCGCTCTTACGGATTTGAATAGCCATTGCATACGGTTTATGTCTTCTTCGCTGCTCACATGGATTCGGTTGAGCGTATCAAGCATTTCGTCAAAAAGTTCTGTCAACATCATCAATACCCCAAAAAGTTGATTGTTTCAAAGTCACCCCAAACTCCACTGATTTCTTTGATCGTTATGGTTGCGTCCGAAGGACTTTTACAGTACCGATTGGTTGTGCTGTAATGGACACCAGTGCATATGTCAATCGATTTCCACGATCCGTCATGCTCGCCAATATGAACATATCCATTCGTGACGACCAATTTTTCCGTGTAAAGCGATGTCGCTTTTACGCCACCTGTTTTTAAACCGTTTACCTCTGTAATCAGCGCGTCAAGATCAACCTTGTTTGCTTTCAGCGTGATTTTGCTGTTTGCGCCGTCGATGGCAATTTCAGCGGCAGAAATTCGGTTTCCCTGCTCATCTGTCACTTCCGCAACCTGCGTGATTTTGCTGTTTGCGCCGTCGATGGCAATTTCAGCGCTACTTACTCTCTTACCAATGTCGTCAACAGTTGTTTTTTCGGCTTTGAGATCAACTTTGGCGTTCAGGCCATCGATGCTGACTTCCGCTGAGGAAATCCGCGTTCCCAGACCATCGACAACCGTTGCATCCGCCTTGAGGTTGATTGCCGCTTTTGCGCCGTCAATAGCGATTTCGGCGCTTGTCATGCGATTTCCAAGTTCTGTTACCGTTGCGGAGTCGGCTTTCATCGTGATCAATCCGCCCCCAGCAGCCGTTGCCTGAATTAACGCGTTGACATCCTCAAACTTATTGTGCCGTCCGACCATCATCGCAACCAAACCGCCGTTGTCGCTCGATGCGGTAATCAAGGCGTTAATCGTCTCAATGTCTCCCGCCCAATTTCCCGTGATCGCCTTCTTCGTCGCGTACAAGTCGGCATGATTCGCCTCAATCTTCACGCCAGCTTCTTTAACCCATGCCTCCGTTGCGCTCGTGAAGGAATCGGTCTTTTTAAGCATATCAAGCACGGACGTTTTCGACAGGCTGGTGCCTTTGCCGCCGCCGATATACTTTTTTGTGCTGTTCTGCGACGAGCCGCCTGTAACGGTGTTGTCCAGCCGCACAAGGTCTTCCGCCGTGTCGCGGATGTTGCTTGCAAGCGTCAGCCTTACGCCGCGCGGGTCACCGTAAACGTCGGTGATGCTGCGCACGAGGATTCGCTCTTCCATTTTCACGCCGTAATCAGGGAGCGCAAGCCGGAAAAGCCGCCCGATTCGGAAGGAATCAAGGCTTTCCCCGGTCGCGGTCGCCAAATCAACGCCGTTGATCTCAATGCTGATTCGCGGGTTTTTGTGGTCTTCGAGGTATCGCGTGATGTAGCTTTTCAAGCTCTCGGCGGTCACACCCTCTCCGGCGGTGATCGTCTTCGTGATGATTCCCCATGTACCGACGGTCGGGCCGTCGATGTAGTGCGGCTCTGGTAGGCTCTTGCAGTAAATCCGCGTGCAGAACTCGTCATCGGACATCGAGACGCTGACGCTTTCGAGGTTTCGGCTCAGTCGCCCTTCACAGCTCGCGGAGGTTTCGACCGATACGACGTTCACCCGCCAAGGGAAACCGTGCGTATCGTCAAATTCGAGCGCATAGCCGTCTTTTTCGTCGCCGACCACTTCCGTCATCGCCGACAGGATGTTGTTGCAGTCATACGCATATTCGATGCTCGCGCTTTTCGCGCACGTGCCGAGAATCCAAGGCTTTTGACCGTTTACAAGCGTCGTCTGATTTGCCAGCATCGCCGTCAGCACTTCGGCACACGTGCCGCTGTACGTCCCCTCGCCGGGAATGATCGCATCGCCGAGAATCGCCGCGCTGTGCTCTAGGTCAATGTCGCTCGTGCTGACATAGCTCTCAGACGGTCTAGACACGCGGTAGAAGCCCGCGCTTCCGTCGATGGTATAAAGCTCTACCCATGCGTGGAAAGACGCTCCCTCGCCCGGAGGAAGCGTCATGGAAGCATCGTGCGGCGGTACAAGCCGCTCATTGATAGACAACGTAACGGGATGGAGACGGCACACCTCGCGGAGCTGCGCGTCAAGCAGACGCGGAAGCCTTACGCTCATGTGTAATACCCCCTCACGCCGAATCTCGTCTTCGCTTTTCCATCCGTGGAGACGGATAGCTTGCCAAGCTTCCCGGCTTCAAGCCGCAGCTCGTCGCTTGATTCGGCTGTTCGTTTGCTCAGCACGCTTTCGCTTCCGATTCGCGCATAAAAAACGCCGTGCTCGTCCGTTCCGACTTCCAGCGCCGAGCCGGAAGGGAGCGCAAGCCCGGAGAAGTGTAGCGCGGTTTGTCCGGCTGTCAGGTCTACGCTCGTGATCGCGCCCGTTCCGGCGTTGGTCACGCCTGCCCATACGCGGGAATCGTCCGCAAAGCCCGGCGCAATCATTTGAGCCTTGCCGTTCCCGTCAACCGTCGCGTTTCGCGGGTACTCGCTCTCCCAGAAGGGGATCTCAAAAGCCGTGAACGTCGCCGTCAGGCTGTTTGTCCAGCGCAGAGCGGAGAAGTTCGGCAGGGTCTCGCAGATGACGTGCAGCCGCCTTTCGGGTCGGTCGTTCGTCGTCAGAATGCCGCCGAGAATCGCCCACTCCGTCACCTTCTCCGCGATAAGTGCGCGGCGAACGGTATTCTGCTCGTGGATTTCAAATTTTACTTCGACGCTCAGGCTGTTCGTCGTGCGCTTCGTGATTCGCTGGCCGCTTCGACCTGCAAGCGGTGTTGTCACAAGATCGCGCACAGGCGAAACGGTGCTCACGTCAAGCACATAGATTGCCGGGTCGATGCTCGACAAATCAATGCCGTTCAGCCGGCAGGCGTATCTCGTCATCATACGTTTGCATACCTCATAGCTCTTGCGCCCTTTGCGATGTTGCGGCTTACGCGCTGCGTCACAAGATCGCCCACTCTATCCGCGCCCATATACACGCCCACGCCGTCCAGCGCTTCGCGTACAGCGACGGCGACGGCTTGGCTGATGCTTTCAGCGCTGATACCGCCGACATTTCCGGCGCGGTAGGCCGTCGCGTCTGCACGGTTCAGAACAGCTTCTCCGGCGTGGAGCTTGGCGACAAAGTTGTCATACGGCACATAGTCAAGACCGGTCGCAAAGCTGCGCCCTGCACCGTAATTCTTGTCCTTTCCCCAGTTCGACGGGTTGAACCATGCGGAATCCCACGCGGCAGAGGCCGCGCCAGCAACGCCGCCGCTCTCCCAGCCCTCTTGGATGGATTGAACGTTCTTCTTGACGTTTGTGGTATTAAGACTTTCGACAAACGTATTCCACGCGGATTGAATACCAGAAACAAGCCCGGCAACCGTTTCAAGCGCCGCTGTCACGCCGCTCATAAACCCTTCCGGGACGTGCGTGTTGATAAAGTTTGTAAACGCTGTTTTCGCCTTGTCCGCCCATCGCTTGATGTCTTCCCAGTGCGTGATAATCAACGTGAGAACGCCAGAAACGATCAGAAGAGGCGATTTCATGGCCATCCACGCGGTAACGATTCCGCCGAGAACCGTCGCTGCCGTTTGAAAGAGAGGATCGTCAACAAACGCACTGAAATCCTCAAGAAATCCCTCTACGTTTTCGGCTGTCTGCTTGTCAAAACCATTGAAAAGCAGCGTCAAGAAGTCCACAACGCCCGTGAAGATCATGCCCGCAATGTTGCCAAACGAGCTGGCAATATCAAAGAGCGCCTGCGCGGTGTCGCTGGGTTTTTCTTCGCCGCTGCTCCACGCCAGAATCTCGTCCAGAAGGTCGATAACGCCGTCAAAGACATAACCGGCCATATCGCCGAGACTTGACGCAAGCATGCCAAGACGCATCTGCACGGTTTCGTCAGACAGAAACTCGCTCAGCTTTTGCACGACTGGCGTTAGTGATTCATAAAACGGAGCGCCCACGACGGCCAGAACGTCTTTCCACACGCGCTGCAAGTTTCCGACGACGTTCACCCAGCCATCCATTTCACGCGCTGCTTGCCCGGTTGCACCGCTCTGGTCATAGATTTCTTGCGCAACATTGAGCATGAGGTTCTGTTTCTGCGCTTCGGTTAGATTCGTCCACTTTTTGCCGTACAGCTCGACGGCCTTTGAGTTTCGCTGGCTTTCCGACGTGAAAAGGCCGATCGAATCGCCCGCTTCGGTGTTGCCGCGAAGGAAGGAACGCAGTCGAACATCTGCGTCCTCAAGGCTGATGTCGTAGTATGCCGCCGCGTCAGCAGCGATGCGGGTATACTCATCCATCATCGAGAGTGCCCCGGCCGCGTCAATGCCTGCACCTTTGAATTGGCTGAACGCCTTCGTGCCGACCTGCTGCAAGCGCGTCGCAAGGATGCCAGTGTCATTGCTGACGCTGGCGAGAACGCCGTTCGCGGCTTCCTCGATGCCTTCAAAGGTCGCTGCAAACTGCGCCTTTTCTGCCGCCACGTCGGCGGCGGCTGTGACAGCATCCTTGGCAAAGTCCGCAATCGTCGAAAATGCGCGCTTTACGCCGTCCGCAATCAACTGCGCCTTTGCAACCATCCACGTATCAAGCTTTTCAAATCCCTGCTTTGCGCCCTTGATGCCCTGCTCGTACTCCTTCGAGTCAAGGCCGATCTTGGCTACAAGCGTAAATAGATCCACGCTTTACCCCTCCCCTCTTGCTTTTTTTCTTCTCTCATGCTCTTCGAGCAGGTCGTTGATGATCTCCTGCCCCGTTCGGTTGTCCTGTTCCACCAGCCCGACAAACTCTTCATAGCTCACGGGTTCGCTCCCCATCGCTTGACAGATGGCGGAAAGCATCTTCGCGCTGTACACGTCGCCCAGCCACTTTTGACGATCATCTGCCAAAAGGTCGGAGAGTGCCGCGATTGTCGGCGGTGCTCCGTGCCTGTAAATCGCCGCCGTTACAGCTTTCCGACCGTATGCACGGACGACGTAAAAAAATCCATCAGGTCGGGGTCTGCGAGCGCGTTTTTCAGCTCCTTGATGGTCTGCACGCCCTTCTGGCTGCGGATTTCCTCAACGGTTTTGTCGTTGATTGCCGCCAGAATCGCGAACGTGTCCTCCCGATGATCGCCCAGCAGCAGCGGAACGAATTTTCCGATCATCATAGAGGCCTGCTGGATGTTGTTCATGCTGTTTTTGCTCAAATTGGCGATTTCCTGAAAAGCCGCCGTCGTCTTCGCGTCAAAGCCGATCCGCTCAATCGGTTCTGCAATTTTGCAAAGACAGACAGACAGCTCTTCGCCGTTCATTTCCGAAAGCTTCATCTTCTCACCTCAAAAAAGAAAAGCGCCGAAGGCAAAGCCCCCGGCGTGTTGTTACTGCGCCGCTTCCTCGAAGAAGTAGATCGCGCAAGGCGCGTACTCGTTGTTCTCCACGGTGTCTTGATATGCGTGGAACTCGACCGGGATTGTGCCCTCTCCCTTGTCGCTGAAAGTCAGCGTTACGCCCGTGTTGTTCAGCGCATTGTCAAGCGCGATGGCGACAAATCCCTTGGACGTGTTGCCAAACCAGACAAGATTCTGGATATAGTCGCCGTCCTCGATGTTGGTTCTCAGCTTGATCGTGGTCTTTTTTCCGACCGTGAAGGATTTTTCCTCAGCCTTCTCAGCCGTGCCGAGCGCAAGCGCGAAGTTATCCGGCGTGATCTCCATAAGCGTCGCGGTCAGCTTGATATCCCAAGCGTCAACAACCGTGCTGCCCTTGAACTCATATCGCTTGCCGTCCGCTTCGATGCTGCGCATGGTTGGCGTTGCGGTAAATGTGCCGCCGCCTCGCGTCGCGCCCAGCGCCTTTGTGCTGTCCTTGACTGCGGCGAAAAGCGCCTCTTTGAGCGTGCTGTAATCTGTGTAGGTGCTCACGTCAAAATTTTTGACAACAGCGCCCGCGTTGAGCTGCAAATTCTCGAACGTCTGCGGTCTGACGGGCGTAATAGGTCTTTCCATTTATATCACCTCGATTGATACGCATTGATCTGAAAATTGAGATACGCGACTTTGATTTCCGGGTTTGCGATGGGCTGATACTGCACCAGCGGGTCAGCGGGGCGAATGGCGACATAGCCGTTCGCCGTCGGAAGCATAGCCAGCTCGCCCACCGCCCTTGTGATCTCGTCAACCTTGGCGCATATGCCCTTGTAGCTCTCCGACCGATACCACACACGCGCCTGATGGCTTGCAGCGTTTCGCCAGTCCGGCTCAATGACGGTGTAGGTGATGTATGGGAGCGCCGCGTTCTCCGGCACATTGCTCTCCGGGTATGCGTCAAGGCCGAATCCGGAATAAAAGCTGTATAGTGCCTTCGCCGTCTCGGTCATGTCGGAAGCTCCCACCTCTCAGCCGTCACTTGCTCAAAATCGAATGTCGCCACATCGGGCGGTCTGCTGTCGGTGTAGTCGCTTGTCACGCGGAAGATTGCCCCGTCAGAAACGCGGCGGAAAACCTCGTGATACTCAAGCGCAACGCCTCGCGCCGTCGTGATGGTGTAGACGCTGGAAACGCCCTGCTTCTCGGCGACACGCGCTTGCAGGCTCTGATCTTTGACAATCGCCGCGTTGAACTCGTCACCGTCCGCCCAGCTCGTTTCAAAGCCACCCAGCCCGTCAGGGACGCGCTTTTTTTCCAGCATCACGCACGGCTGGGAAAATCTCTCGATCAGCTCTGCGTTAGTCATCGCTTATCCTCCGATAAGGGGCAAGGCGGGAGGCAAAAGCCCCCTGCCAGCCCGTCGGCGCACCCGTCGTGCCGGATGCGCGGGAGTAACTGTAACCGCCGAAACTCTCGGAAACCTTGTCGGTCACCGGGTTCTTCTCCGTGTATGCGGCGATTTCCGCCGCAAGCTCTTTGACGCTTTTCGGGATTGCCAGCGCCCAGATTTCGCCGTCGAAGGTCTCATCTGCCAGCATCTCGCCGCTCTGGTAGACGTGCAGCCCATCGGAAAACACGCTGCCCCTGATGCGGTAATACTGTCCCGGCCTCAAAAAGTCAACGTCAGGGATGCCGGAAGCGATGGTGAACGTCCCAGCGTCACACCTGACGGGAAACCAGTTATGCAGATACGTCAAAACCGCTTCAAGCATTGGTTTGCTCCGTTTCTGCGGCTTTGATCGCCGCCACGATATCCGCCTTGTTCATCGAGCTGCCGACACCCTCAACGCCCTTCTCGGTGGCATACGCCAGCAATTCAGCCTTTGTCATGCCGCCGAGATTGGCGCTTTGAAGCGTAGGCGTTTCGGACAGCTCCGTTATTCCCCCGTCACAGACGCGATATACAGGCTGTTCGGATTGTAAAGCACCGGCATAAAGAGCGCGCTTGCCTTCGTCCACAGAACTGCCGGGTCCTGCTCCATCCACTGCGAAACGTAGACATACGGGCTTACGCCGCTCGCGCCGACCTGCATAAACGCGCCCGCGTCAGTCTCCGGCGGGTCACCCCACAGACCTTCGCCCAGACGGCCGGCAGGATTCGCCGCGAAGAGCGTGATTTTATCTTTCGGGTAGTAGCGCTTCGTCGTTCTGTTCGGGCGGCCGTTCGCGCCGACGCCACTTTCGACCGCGTAGGTCAAATCGTTTGCGATAACGCGCTGAATGCCGAACTCCTCATTGAGATAGGCGTTGAAAGCGTCCGCGCGGACAAGCGCGCCAGCACCAACGTTGCCGTTCACAGCCTTCTGAATCGCCGCATTGCTGCGCATTTTGGTGATGTTCGCCTTGCTGGTGTAAATGCCGGTCAGCGTCACGCCGTTTTCAGTCGCCTCATCGATCAGCGCTTGCAGCAGCTTCGGCACGTTAGCGCTCTCGGACAGGTCAAGCGTCTTGGAGGTCTGCCCGGACGGCACGCCATAATCAACGGTCAGGTCGAGGTTGTTTTCCTTGATCGTCACCTTACCCGTCGCCAGCAGCTCGTTCTTGGCAACCTTCGTGCGCGTCACGACCTGCTCCGACAGGTTAATGCCATCGCGGATGACATAATCGTACATGTCGTTCTGCTGCACGCCGCTTCGCAGAAGAGCGCGCATGCGTTCGGACTGATTGATTTTGACCTTAATCAGACCCTTTTCAATGTTGTGCGTATCGACCGGAACGCGGAAGGTCGTGCGCGCTTCGGTATCAAAGCCGTGGAACTGCGCCATGACGGGGATCTGATACTGCGCCGCGATGCTCTGCCAGTAGGCGACCAGATTCGCGGTTCGCGTGTCGCCGAACAGGCCGTCAATCGGGTCGTTCGGGCGGGTAACCTGGAACGGGATGTTCAGCCAGTCTTTCTGCGGGATAAAACCCATGATGTTGTTTTCAAACATTTCAGCCATTTTTCTTCACCTCTTTCAGTACGGGCGCGTGATTGCCGGGGCAGTGGCAACAAAGGTGATGCCTTTCAGCGCCGCCTTTGCAGCCGTATCAACCGCCGGAGAAATCTTGTCCTCATAGACAGCTCCGCGCGTAACGATAGACCCCGGCATGTCGCCGCTGGACACGTCCACATCCTCATACAGGATGCCGACCGCCGTTGTGTCATTCGCCGGGATGACAGACCCCGCCGGAACATACTTGCCGCCGTTTGTGGCGGTTTTGACGTTCTCATGGTCTGCCTTGACCGTGCAAGTCTCCCGCGTTACGTCTTCGGCATGAACCAGAAAATAACCAGGCGCGTAAACCGCGCCGTTTTCAGCTTTGATAAAGCTCATTTTTTCGCTCCTTCTGCCGCGCCATAAATCGCGGCGTAATAATCCTTGGCAACCTGTGCCGCGCGGCTGGATACCCCGCCACCGTTGTTGTTGTCGGGCGGATTATCCACATTCGCGCCGTGCGTATTGGTGTTTGGGATGAAATCCGCATAGTCGGTCTGGATGCCCTTCTTCACGCCGTCAGCATCTTCCAGCTTGCCATCCTTGATCTTCACAGTGGAAAGATCCGTCAGGCGCACAATGCTGTCAGCTCGCTTTCCGGTGATGCCCAGCGCGTTAAGCTGCTCCCGGTACAGTCGCTCGGCCAGTGCCGCCGATTCTTTGGCGTTCTGGTCGTTCTTGTACTTCTCAAAAGCCGCGTGTTCGCTGTCATACTTACTTTTGTAGTCCTCGCCGTCGCCCTTAGCTTTCAGGTCGTTCAACTCCTTCTGAACGCCTTCCAGCTTCTCAGCGTCGGCTTTGTAGCCCGCCATCTGGCTTTTCAGCCCGTCAACGGTTTCCGTGTGCGCCTCAATCACGCTGTCAACCTGTTCTTCGGTCAGACCAAGCGCCTTGAGAAATTTTCTCGTGAATGCCATGTTTACGCTCCTTTACTTCGGGGGCTGTTCTTCGCCCTTCGCTTTATATGCAAACGGCGGTACTTTGCCGTTTTTGTCAAAAGAAAAACCGCTGCTCTCAGCGGTGCTTGTCAATTTCCCTGTTTGCCTTTGCCCTGATTTTCTCAATCTTTCGCGCCAGTGCGCGTTGACCTTGCCTTGTGCCAGGCGCGGATTCTCGCACATGTTTGATCTCTTTTCGCGCTCCCCTGCGGATTTTCTCGCGCCTGAACCACTTGATAAGCCCCATTTTAACCTCCTGACAGCTCGTCTCGCATGATTTCCTTGTATTCTTCTCGGTGGTCTTCTATCGCGGGTCTGATATACGGTCTGGGTCTGACGTAGGATTTACCAACGCCGCTTCCTCGTGTCGTCGTGAACTGCTCCCATTCGGGCGGCGCTTCAAAATACGGCCCAGTGCCCAAGGAAACATACGGCGCATATTCGACGTTGCTTCCTAAACTCATCACGTCACCATCAACCCTGTGCGTGATACTGTTTCTTAGTGTTCCGCCGATATACCCTTTCTTTCCCGTGCTTTCAACCGTTCCGACGGGGCACTTGTCTTTCGCATATCGCTCGGCTTGCTGACCTATGGCCTCAAGCGCCCGCGCCTTTGCGCGTTCCAGTTCTGCCAAAAACGCCGCGCTGTTGTCGATTAGATTTCCCGCCATTGTGTGTCTCCTTCCATCTCGCCCACTCCGCATAGGTCTTGAACGGTATCGTGTCGCGGGTGATGTTGTCGATCCGCGTCTCGTTTCGCGGCGGGTATTTTGGATTGTACGACACGAGCGCACACCGGCAGTTGTACACATTCGCGGGTCTTGCGTTGGGGTCGCCCGGACACATGATCTCGCCAAGCTCGCTTTGAAACGGCTTGTCTACGTCTACCCGCTGCCCGTCAAGCATGGCGTGAGAATGGCGTGTGTGGTTGTCCAGCGTCGCCCGCCACTCCTTTTGCAGCTTGATACCCAGCTTCGCCGCCTGATGATAGCTTTCGATTCGCCCCGCGTTCTGCGCGTAGGTCATCGCAGTTCTTGCGTGTCGCCTTGCGCTGACCTCGTTCGCCGTTGTTACACGCTGTAACCGCTTCACAACCGTCTCAAGCGGTTCGCCTTGGATGATGCCCTGCGTGATCTGCTGCGTGATCTGCGTATGATTCCAGCGCTTGTCTGCTGGTATATCCACCTTTGACGGTGGCAAAAGGTCGGGCTGGTCGCGGATAAGCTGCTTGACGGTCGATGCGTCGTATAGCTCAAAGCCCATGTTTATCCGTGCGCCCTTTTCGAGCGTGTAGCTCGACCAGTTGGCATTATAGGCAAACGCTTCCGGGGTCGTGTCGTTGATGATCTGCATAGCAAGCTCGTTGCTATGCGTCAGCGTCTCCGTCATGTTGGCAAGCATCTGTCGCCAGCGCTTGCCCTGAAATACTTGCCCCGCCAGCCAATCACGGTACGTCTCTTGCGTGATCTCTCCCGCTTCGAGCTGCGCACGATATTTTTTGTCGTTCCTACGGAATTTTGCAATGAACTTATCGAGTTTGTGCTGAATATCAGCCGCCGCGTCAGTGTACACGTCGCGGATGCGCCGCTCTAGCTCTTCGATCTGCTTGTCAGTCCATCGAACCGCCTGATCTGTCAAGCGCCGTCACCCCTATTTTCTGCGCCAACGTTTCTCCCTCATTTTCTCGATTTTTCTGTCCCGCTTCAAGCTGATCCGTCTTCTAACCTAGTCTCCATTTCTTCATAGACACGTACGAAAACCATCCGCCGCCCTCCGTGACATCTATTCCGTATTCTTTGATTTGCAAAGAATCTAGTTTTTGCTTGTCAACCATAGATAATGCCTTATGATTTATAACTACCGCAGAGCCTTTTTTTTCCCAATATGTCGTTGTGTCTGGAGAGCTCCCGTCGCCATCTCTATATTTATTTAAGTCTAGCCCCACTTGTTTTTTGACAAACTTTACCACTTCTTCGTGGTCTGCCTTGTATCTTGATTTATCAATAAATCCATTTTTTGCGACATCCCCCCCTCTGCCGCCAAACATCTCAAGATTGATTTCTAGCACGTTCTTCCCTCCTTTGCTCGAAACGCTTATAAAATGTATCAACATGGATGATATTTCCACGCGCTTCCGCCGGGATGTTGCCGAAGAAAATGATGCCGGATGGATTGAGACGTTCCAGCATCGCATCATACCCACGCATAAATGCCGATTTTGCCCCTTGACTGCGTTGTGTGCCCACGCTTGATACACTGACAATGGCATTTTGGGGTTCACCGTCAAAGCACCAATCAAACGTGTTTTCATCTCCCCAACAAATGGTAGGTATAACGTTAATTCCGTTTAGCTGCCAAAATGCGCCAAGCCAGTGTTTGCGATAGTGGTTGTATATCCCCAGTGCTTGGGGAACGTTCGCATAAATCGAAAAATCAGGCGACAGAACAGCAGCCGAATTGCGCAATCCACACAGATACTTTGTAGGCGCATTCCATAGACGCTCAATTCGATAATCATCGACGTACATCTGAACCGCTTCGGTTTTTGTCAGTCTGCGCGACAGGTCATTAAACGGCAACCACGCTTCAATTTCTTCCGGCAAAAAGCCGGGATGAATACGCGGGATTCCAAATTTTCCTTCGGTTTCGTCATTTCCGGGTATCCAGTGCCGCAGGTTCTCATAGAGACGACTATTCATCGGCTTCCTCCTCGCGCGCAAACCGCCCTTCCGTTTCCTCGTCCAGCCGCGCCATGATCTCCGGCACTTTGTCGATGTAGATATTCGGCAGATTCTCAAGAATCGTCTGTCTGTCAAGATACGGCGCTTCAAGCATCAGCATTTGCACCTGTTCAAGCTGGTTGCTGATGCGGTTTCGCTTGAAAACAGGAACATCATCAATGCCGATCAGCCCCAGAATCGACCGGATGCAGGATTCGAGCTGATTTTCAAAGTCATCCGCGTTCTCGTCAAGTGGTTGATACGCGGAGTTAATCGCCGTCGCAGTCTGGTTAGACGCGGAAATCGCTTTGGTGTCAAACCCACCGAAATCCTCGTAGATATCCTGCCTGATGGTCTGCAAATACGCCGTCCGCGCAGCATACGGTACGTCTTGCGTATACGGCTTGATGCCGCCGCCATCGCGCGTATCTGCGACTGCGATATGCTGTAAGAGGATTTGGTCGCGGAATTTCTGCAAATCCTTGTCATCCATACCGCCATAGTTTTCAAGAATCCAATAGATTTGCGCGCAGTCCTGCAAATCGTTTGCAAACCCAGACCGAATCAGATCATAGCTGTCAATGCTCTGCTGCAAACCGACAAGCGTCGACTGATGCAATCGGCTTCCCCACAGCGGGACAATCGGCAGGCGACTATAATTTTCCTCGGCGATAACCTCCGGCTCTGCATCAGCAGGCGCTTTTGAGATGGTCTGCTTGTACGCACGCAGATCTCCATCTTTCTCAAATCGCGCATACCCAGATTTTGATTTAAACCGTCTGTAACCGTCTTCGGTGTACAGTACGGCAATCGTCGGCTTAGTGCCGTCAATGCGCCAGTACCGCAGGCCAGCGCGCAGCGTGCCGTCGTTCTCGTCCCATAACGGCACAAACTCAGTCAGTGGGAAGACGTGGATGTGGTCAAAGTTGAAAAACACGAAACTGACACCGTGAATCAGTGCTAGATATCCAGCTCTGTATAACTCAGTATCAAACGTCTTGCCCAGCTTTGCTTTAGTCCCGCCGTCCTGCTTCACTTTTCCATCGGTGTCTTTGTCGCTCGCAAAGGTCACGCCGTTGCCCAGCGAGTAGGCGCAGCGCTGCGTATTCAACCTCCGGAAGAAATTTGACGCGATCTTGTTGTTTGATGCAACATAGTTTCGCACCGATACTCCGGTGGACGAATAGATTTTCTGCACATATTCATTGACGGTTTTGTTTTTCTGATGGTCGTACAGGTTAGCTGTCCGCGCCATTTCAACCGCTTCGTTTTGTTCGTGCTCCGCAATCATCTGCGAGATGAAATCGGGGATTTTATCCTCGTCCGTCGGGAAATCCTGCCACGTCAGCAACGCCATCACCTCCCCTGTTTAAAAAAATGGGCTTTTATACTCTTCTTTTGGCTTGACAAGCCGCATGGTGCGCACTCCATAGCGCAGCGCGTCCATCAGGTGGTCATTTACCTTTATCGGCTTGTCATCTGCTTTATCGTCCCAAACATAGCCGTCAAACTCCTTGCGCAGCTCCGGCAGATTGTCGAAAATCCTCACGTCTCCGCGCTGCATGCAAACCGCAACGTCGCGGATGCCGTCCAGCACGTCGTTATCTGCCTTCCTAACACGGAAGGCAAGCCGCGAGCGTCTGAGTGCCGCGATAAACGACGCGGCAGAAGGGTCAATGATCGTCATCACGCCGCGCTGCTGGTCTTCTGGCAGGCTCTCGCTGACAAACCGCTCCATGTCGCGCACATAGTCCTCGTCGGTCTTTTGCACCTGCGTGTCGCGTCCTGAGTAGCGATATTCCCGGAAAATATGCCAAACGCCCTCGCTTTTGCCCCATAGCAGAGCAGCGAAGGCGTTTTGTGTGCCGTAGTCGATGGAAATAAAAACATCACGCCAACGCGGCGGCGTGAACGGCGTTTCGAGTGCTGAGGAATAGCCGGGGTAGATCATGCCCTCGGCTTGCGCCCAGCGCCCTAATATGTATCGGTCATAGTAGACAGTGCCCTCGAAATCCTTTTTCATGCGCTCTTTTACGCGCTTGTCAAGAAAAGGGTTGTCGTCAATCGTGTATTGCTGTATATACCAGTCAGTGCCAGCTCTGTCGAGCCGCTGCTTGAACCAGTGATTCGGGCCTTCCGGGTTGCACGTCCCATCGAAAAGGCTGTACGGCTTGTCTAAACGCGATTGAAGCATCGCGAAGACGGATTCCGACCATGTAACGACCTCGTCGCCGTAACAATATTTGACGCTTTGTCCGCGCAAGCGGTCTACGTGCTTTGCGTTATCCGCACCCAGGCAATAGACACGCTGACCGAACAGAACCGCCGTGTTGTCGCTTTTGATGTCGGAGATCATATCCGTTCCCCATATCTCCTGCATGGGGTCAATGATATTCCGCTGTATCGTTCCGCGCGTGTTTCCGAGGATGACGTTAAGCCCTGGTTTCCCTTCACCCTCGATCAGGCGCTTCGGCAGGATGAAATAATCGCCGTATGTCTTGCCTGAGCGCGTCGCGCCGATTTTGATGTTCCATGTGGCGGTTGCTTCGCGCCTGTATTCGCGCTGCTTTTTACTGAGCATTTGGCGCTCCTGATTCTGCGTCGAGCCGCTTCATAATCTCCTGCACACGGTCAAGCTGCTTCTCCGCGTCGCTCTTGCTGTTTGCAAGCTCCGCCGCGAACTTCGCCGCGGCAACGTCGCCCTTTAACCCGCGCTGATACATCGCAACCATCAACGCCATGCCGTAGGTTTTATCTTCTTCCTTAACGCCGAACATCCCGCCCATCGTCGCTTTGATGTTTTCATCCTTGACGGCTGCATCGAGAATAAAGCTCATGCATTCGGCAAGTGTCTTTTTCTCCCGCTGCTTTTTCGTGCCGTTCTTTCCGCTCCTGCTTGCGTCAATCGTCGTCGAATCGTCGCCGTTCCCGAATCGTTTACCGCGTTTTAGATTTGCAAGGCTATTCGGATGCACCCCACGCGGCATTCCGATTCCTCCTTATCAAGCGTTAGAACGGCAGATCGCCAGTCCACGCTTTTTCAGCCTTTGAGCGTTTCACCCTGCGTCTGCTTGCCGCCGTGGACGATCTTAGCTTGTTTATACTTGCGAACTTTCCTGAACCGCTTGCCATGCTGCATCCCTCCTGATGTAATAGTTTTGTGGTACGTCGTGATTGATCGTGCCGTACAGCCTCGTTTGCTTGTCCATGATATCGGCGTTGAATCGGTACAGCTCTTCTCCTTCCTCGATGACGATTTGCTCAATCGAGTTTGACGAACGCATGTTTGCACTCCCGTGAATCGTGAAGAAATGCCCCGGAAACGTTTCAACGGTGATAATTTTACAATGATAGTTTGAGAAGGCGACTTGCGTTTTGTCGCCAACGTCAAGCTCCTTGTACAGATACGGGATAAGGCGTTCTTTCTCGTGTGAGTAGAAGTAGCCGGAAAGCAGGATGGTTAGTTGCTCCAAGTCCGTCCACTCGATGATGTTTCTCAAACTGTCGATGTTGTCCTGCGACATGCCCAGCGAACAAATATATATCTTCTTCGGGCTGATGTGCTTTTTCATCACCAGCGCTTCCAGAAGATCGCCGAAGATGAAATCACCAGACACCCACGCGAATGTTCTTGCGCCTTCCGTCAGGTCGATTTTCTCCGCCAGCTTTTCAGCGTTCCGATAGACGACCTTGTGCGAAACGTTTTTCACGTTCATCTTCGGGCGCATGATTCGCGTTTTGAATCCGCCCTCGTCTTCACTTTCCTCTCCGAGCGTCAAGTCGAAATCGCCGAGATCGAAGTCGAGTTCAAAATCTATGGCATTATCGAATGATAGCCCGAAGTCGTTCTTATCCATTCGCTTTTCTCCACTTCTCGTTTATAATCTTTGGACAACATGCGTTCCAGTACACATGATGATGACAGCGCTTCGCGGTTACGCCCATCGTGGCGACTTTTACGCACGACGGTGCGTACATCACCGAATAGAAGGTTTTAACATACGTTCCGCCGTCAAGGTAATTGCCAGACATGCCGCCTTTAGCTTTCTGTGTCTGTTCCTGATTTAGCATTACTCTAAGCGTCGTAAAGAAAAGTTCTCCACGCTGTCCGCCTGTAACGTAGGTGTTCACGTCCTCGTTGATTCTTCCAACAAAATTTGACGGATTATCCGTCCGAAAGATAAAGCTATTCATAGCCTTTCGCAGAAGCTGCTCTTTCCATCGCGGATCCTTCACCCCTCCGAGCAAGTCCCCCCCTTGCGCCATTGCAACACTCTTTGCGTTTGACACATCGAGGAAGGTTATCATAGCTTCAAAGACTTTTTCGATTTGCTTAATCTTTGTATGCTTTAGCTTTTTCCCTGTTTCCGCAAGGTACTCAAAGTTGTTATAGTCGTCGTCCAGCTCAATAAAATACCTCAGCCCCAATTTCCGAGCTATCGCAAACGCTTCATTACGTGCAAAGATGATGCAGCGCCGTTCCTTGGATGTATCGCCGACATCCGTAATTCTCGCGCGTTCCTCTTTGCAGAATTGAATCACTCGCTCGCCATATATGCGCCGGTATTCATCTTCTTGGTCGTCTTCATCATCTATCACAATGTACCACTTGCCGGTATATCCCGCCTTTTGTAACGATTTCACAGTCTTCACATTGTTCGCACGTCCATGCGTCAATATCAAAACACCGAAATCATCACGCACCGGAATCTTCCTCCCTCAGCCGCTCAATCGTTTCGCTCATTTCTGCGTATCCGTTGGCGATTGCATTCTCAAGGTCAATGATGACCAGCGCCGACCGCTCCATCAGCCGTTGACACTCAGGACTAGCCGCTGCATAGAACTCGGCAATCTTCGTATAGTCAAATACGACGTGCCTGTACGCCGCAGTTTTGAGGAATTTCTTCTCTTCATCGCTTATACTCGAACCTTCGATTTCTTCAATTAGCGCTTTGCACTTGCCGTCATTGAACAGCGCTGTGATGGGTGGTTCTTCGCCTTTGATCTCATACTGAGGAATATTAACCTTTGACGTGTATTTTTCTTCTCCGTCTTTCTCTTCGTTCATGTCTTCGAAGCCAAATCGCGTCATATCCATGAAGATACCGCCCAGCTCTTCCGCGAGCAGCCCAGCGTCCCACTCCGCAAGCTCGCTCGTCTTGTTGTCCGCCAGTCTGTACGCCTTGACCTGCTCTTCGGTCAGGTTGTCCGCGTATACAACAGGAACTTCCTTGTATTTCAGCTTTTTCGCGGCTTTGTACCGGGTATGCCCGGCAATGATAACTCCGTCCTTATCAACGACAATGGGCTGCTGCCAGCCGAACTCTTTAATTGACGCGGCGACAGCATCAACCGCGCTATCGTTCCTGCGCGGGTTCTTCTCGTATGGCCGGATTTCCGACAACTTGACGCGTTTGATCTCCATGATTACCTCCCATTTGGCTTTTCATGCCAATGAATCAGCTTGTATAACCAACTATGTGAATTTTCCCATTCCAGCGTTTCGAGCATCTTGTCAAGTGACGATTTCGACGGCGGAGATGGAAAAATATTTGTGCAACACATCGCCGACAGCATTTGCTCATCGTGCGTGATCGGAATTGGCTGCATAAAGCAGTTCGGGAATGAGGCAACCTGCTGGCTCTGCTGAATCCGATCTTCCAGAAATTCAATCTCTCTTTGCAGTCTTCGGATGTTTTCTTGCCGAAGTTCTTCATAGCGTTCCTCGGCTGTCTTTTGAGTTTGCTGTTTCTCCATGCCGCAAACCCTCTCTGCACATCTTCCTGAATCAGCATAAGCAACGCCGCTCCCTCTCTGCGTCCCTGTCTGCGTTGCGTCCCGATCTGCGCCGGAGGTAAAGCGCAAATCACCCCAAAACAAAAGCCGTGACATTCGCCGCGGCTTTGTTGCTGATTATAGCCCAGCGTCCTGCGCTTTGCGCTCTTCGCTGATTTTAATGTTATCACACGGTCGCACTCTATGTGTAGCTCCGACCGCTCTACAAGTCTACTGCAAGTCGCCTATAATCTCCCTCTTGTATGCCCATCCCGTGCTTTCGGCCAGCCCTTGTCGAGCCGTCGCCTCAGTGACGGACAATCCCTCGATAAAATACGCCTTGCAAAACTCTCGCACTCGGCTGACCTTCTCAAGCGTTTCGATTTGCAGCACAATTTTGTCGATCACCTCAAGCGCCGCGGAAATTGCCGTAAGATAGGCCATGCTTGCGGCTTGCAGCGCCTCGAAAGTCTTGTCACGCCGTATGACATAGGCTTCAAGCCCTGCACCGCTGGACGAGCCGGACGGCATGCCCGTGAGATTTTGTGCCGTCAGATAGGCGGCTTTTTCCTCCTCGTAGGCTTCCACCGTCCTCACATACGCCTTGCACTTTTTCCGCGTGTCAAGCAGCGTGCGCTTGTCCGCTTCTGTCAACTGCATCATTAACCTCCTTTTTGCGCCTTTCGCTGAAACTCCAACCAGCGCTCGTGACTGCGCTTTTTGCTCGTTCCCTCCAGGCAAGCCGTGTAGCGGTTTTCCAGCGCTCGCTTCCATTCGCCCGCATACGCCTTGTATCTCTCGCATCCCGCGTGGCAGCCGACCTCGCGGCTCACGCAGTCGCGGCATGGCGCGTCATTCATGGTTATCACCTGCCCACGGCGTTTCCCGCCTTTCCGCTTCCGTCGGCTTGCGCAGCCAGCAGCGCCAGAAATCGTTATAAGACGCATTCTTCCGATAAAATTCATCTCCGCAACGATCTACTAGCTTTGTGAAATCGGGCTCACATCGTCCCCATCCCAGAATAACTACTTGTGCTCTCGTCCTTAGGCGGTCGTCGTACCACATGACCTCGCTTTTTGCAACCTCTTCCAGCGTCAGCACGCGATTCTTCGGCTCGGCGCGGCGCGACGACACAGCTTGCAGACGTTCTTCAATTTTGGTCTGCGACGTGTTTCCGATAAACTCAATTCGCGGCGATGTACTCTCACACGTCATGCACTTATACTGCGCAGATAAAAGCCCCCAATCGGGTGTAGTCAGAGAGACGCGGATCTTCATCCTGTCTCCGCAATATGGGCATTTAGGCGTTTCACTCATCGCTCTTTCCCTCTCTTTCTGCTTCAAACGCTTCAATGCAGGCGAAAACGTCAAGCATCAGCATTGTGCTACAACTCACGTCCCCGTGATATGGGCAAGCCTCGCAGCACTCACTTAAAATGCACATGCTCACGGCTTTTTTGATCTCATCAGGCGTTTTCATCGTTCTTCCTCCGCTTCCGCTCCTTCTCGATCTCCGCCGCCAGCTTTTCCAGCATGTCGGCAGCTTGCGACATTAAGATACTTCTGCAATTTGAGGATTTACAAAATGCGCAACTGCGGCAGCTTATGATATTGCAGAGCCTCAGCGACTTGACCAGCCCTTCCGCGCTCAACTGCGGAATTTCAGGCTTCTCTTCCGCGTATTTGCACACCTCCGGGTGCTCGCTCGTCGGGCATGTGTCGCCGCGATACGGACACTCGCCATTGGTGCAGACACCTTCAAAATCGGCGTACCATTTACATTTCATCGGTCATTTCCTCCCTCCGCGTCCAAATCATCCACCAACGCCAGAAGATGCGCTCTAACCTGTTTCACACTGCGCTTGATACCTTCCTTCGCATAGGCTTTGCGGACATAAAATGGTTTATAGTGTTCGATTGTCTCCTCAAGTGCCTGCACTTCCAGCGCAATCATGCGTATTCTCTCTTCTGCTGTCATTTCCCGTGCCTCCACTCTCTCCCTCGGTTAATCTCCATCTTCACCCGCACCGCCTTGTCAATGTCGATGCCCAGATACCCGGCGGCAGACAGCGCCGTGATGATGATGTCTGCCAGCTCCTCAACAAAATGTTCCTCGTCTTCACCTACCGCCTGCCTTAACTCGTCTACCTCTCCTGCAATTACATCGACGCAATAATCCTTCTTGTCTTCTTCCGTCATCTCGTCCAGTTCGTCAAGCCAAGCATAATTCTCTCTAAACTCCCACAGCCCATGTTTCACCGCGTCATCGTAGATTTCATCGCGCAATTCGTTCAGCATGCTCTTTTCCTCCATCAAAACGGCAATTCTTCGTCGTCCACCTGCGTGAACCCGCCAAAATCGTTGTGCGGTTGCGGCGCATAGGCCGTCCCGCTGTCTTTGCTCGCCGCCGTCGTGTATGCCCCCGGCGCGCTCTGTGTGCTGCTCTGCTGGTTCTGCGTCGTCAGGAACTCCACCTCGTCGGCGACGATATCCCACGCCGTCCGCTTGCTTCCGTCCTTCGCCTCGTAGGTTCGGGTCTGGATGCTTCCCGTCACGGCCACCTTGCGCCCTTTGGCAAGATACTTGCCGCACAGCTCGGCCAGCTGCCGCCACGCGATGACGTTCAGATAGTCCGTTTCCTGTTTGCCGTTCGCGCTTTTAAAGCGCCGATTGACCGCAATCGTGAAATTACAGACCGAAACGCCGGACTGCGTGGATCGCATTTCCGGGTCGCGGGTCAGATTGCCGATCAGAAAAACCTTATTCACGCTTTTCCCTCCAAGTATTTTTTTATACATTCCGCAGCTTCGTACCATCCCCGGCACACCGTCGCGCAATAGCCTTGTTTTTGCAAGTCATGCAGCCATAGCTTTTGGCAATCGCTGACCGTTCCGCCCTTCGTTCGTTTCATCTCGACGAAAAGCCCGTGAAACTCTCCGCGCGGAACGGGTAGGAAGATGTCAGGCACTCCGCTTTTCAGCCCCTCAGCCTTCATCCTGCCGCCCGTCATCCAGCTTCGTTTTCCCTCGTTGGGGATGTGAAACATCAGCGCCAATTCCGGGTACTTCCCGCATTGCATCGCCGCCCAGCGGAAAAGGGTCTGCTGCTCTTCGGATTCAGTTGGCACTTGCTTTTTCATGCACTCGCCCCTTTCGCCGCTCCGATTCCCGCCTCATCCGCGCAATCATCTGCGCCACGGTCTCGTCCTGCTTCTGCTTACGCTCCTTCGCAACTTTGGTCTGCCGCTGCTTGCGCTCCTTTTGTCGATGGTACAGCGCCCGCGCATACTCCCTGCGCCGCTCCTCAGCTTCGATCGCATTGCGCTGAATGCTTTCAAATCGCGCTTTTTGCCGTTCCTCCAGCGGCTTGGCCACTGTCCGATAGCAGGTATAGCTGCAATACCAGTCGTTCTTTTTGTGTGCCGCGCTGCTCCGCAGCTTGTATGCGTACTGCTTGCCCGCCCTGAACGCCTTGCCGCATACCTTGCACGTCCGCTCCGGCGCGTCTTCAGCCCAGATCAGGTAACAGGTTAGCGCGTTTCGCCCTGAAATCATTGCTATCACTCCACGTCGTCCAGATTGACCACGATGCTCTTAAAGTATCTGTGCCGCTCCTCCGGTGTCATCTCCCGCAGCTGTCTCGCGTACTCGTCCATGTCGTCGCTTGCGGCTTTAAGCTTCGGCGCGTCTTGCCCTCCGGCAATCATCTGTCTGTCCGCGTCGATTCGCGCCCGCACGTCGCCCGGCATCATCCGAATCTCCTTGTGCACGGCGGCGCGTGCGGCAAAACTACGCTGAAAATTGCTGGCAATCACGCTCTCGCTCACACCGTCATTGCTGACTGCCCATTCGTACAGCTGACTCGGTGCCCCGACGACCTCTTGCACCACCTCAGGCAGCTCGGCAAACCGCTCTGCGCTGTGATACGCGCTGTCCTTCATGGCTTTTTTGACCAGTCCCCATGCGTTCTGCGGGGTAAGCTCAAAGCCGTGAACGGCTTGGTTGATGACATCGAGCTTTTCCCTGATTTGCCCGACGACGGGTGGGAAGCCCTTGGTGTCGTTGGCGATAAACGTCTTGACCGCGTCGCTGACAAGGCTTGCGTCGTCGCTCGCGAAGAAACTCAGCCATACGTTGGTCATTGCCTTGACGTCATTCTCGCTCAGATTTGCGTAGAAGCGCGGGTATACCGCACCGATGATTGCCAGAACGTCGCTCATCTCTGTAAACGTCATGTGACACTCCCCCTGCATTTCAGTGATTGCAGCGCAAACGGGTTGCGGGTAAGCACCTGCTCGCCTCCTGCCGTTCCTTCGCCGCTCTCAGCCGTTCTCTCTGCCCATGTGTACCCGGCGGTTTTCTCCTTCCGCAAAATCCCGCCGACATACCTCCAGCTTCGGCACTTTTCCGCCGCGCCCTGAATCCTGCTGATTGCCTTGAGCAGGTTGTCCGCTCCATGTTCTGCCCGCAGGTTGTCCATGGTGTCATAGTCGCTCATCGCGCTGACGGGAAGCCCGACGCGCTTTGCCGCCGTCTCCACGTCCTGCTGTTCCTGCCGCAGTCGCCGAAGTTCATCGTCGGTCAGAGGGGGTACGGAGGTACTACTACTATCGTACTCTCTCTCTTTCTCTTTCTCACTCTCTCTCTCTTTCCGGTTTGTTTCGGTTTGTTCCGATTTGATTTCGGTTTGTTCCAATTTGTTCTGATTTGTTTTTGCTTTGTTGCTGTTTGATTTCGGTTTGATTTCGGTTTGTTCCTCGACGTTCATGCGGTTCGCCGCTTTGTTGCGACCGGAATCAAGCGTCGGTCGAATCAGCTTAAAACACGCCGAGCAGCTTCCGGAAAGCTCCGGCTCTTCTTCATCAAGCGCATACGCCGCGATTGCCAGCAACAGCTTTGCACATTCTTCGACCGACAAATCTTTCATCGCCTCGTAGTAGCTGCGATAAAATGTAAATTGCTCTCGTCTCAATCTATTACCCTCTTTCGCTTTTTTGAAAAATTGTGGCAAGCCCCGGAATTGAACCGGGCGCGTGGGCAAGGTGCTTCGCGTTAATTTTGTATGAGAAGGGAAGAAAAGGAAGAAACCTTGACGAATAGGGAGGGTGTTGCACCCGCGCGATGCCTTCCATGCTTGCCATAAGTGCCGCCGTTTTGCCCCGGCGGCTAGGCCGTCTGTGAAACGTCTTTTATTTGCCGTCTTTCCGAAGCGCCAGAAATGAAATGTGCGGCGCCCGTCTTTCCGAGCAGCCAGTATGATCATAATTTGCCTTTGCTCCGCTATCCTCCCTTCCGTTGGAGCTTTCACCGTTTCAAGCAGTTCCTTCGTGCTTGACTTACCAAACTTCTTCTGCTCGGCGCGCGGCGGTATCGACCCGCCCCTTCTTCTTGGCGCTGCTTGCCGTCTTGAAGCTGCTCTCCTGAGCTGCGCACCATGCGCAAGGGTTTAGCCCTTGCGATTTTTATTGTTCCTTGTTGTCTTCGGGCGCGTTCTCCGGCGCGTCATGCGCCGCTCCTGTGTCTGTTACATCTAAGATGCCGTCAGGTAACGGAGATTCATCATCGACCAGTCCCGCGCTTATATCGTGCGCCGCTTTCAGTGCGGCGGGCGATGCGCTCTTGTAGTCGATGGACATAACGCCCCAGCGTCCGAGCAAGCGGCGCATGACAGTTTTCCGCGCCATAGCGTCCCAGTCATCGCGCCAGCCTTTGCCCTGATTCTTTCCCTTTCGGTTCTTTGCTTCGTGCGCCTCGATCTGCTGAACGCTCATGTACACCGTCTTCTCCGTGCCATTCACAAGGCGATAGTAGCCGACATAGCCGATGACCGGCAGTTTCTCGCGCTCCGCCTCGTCTTGTTCCCAGCGGAACTCAAAGTCTTCGGTCAATCTGTCGCAGGAGATCAGCTCTCCTTCGCGTACATCCATGACGTTCAGCCGCTTGTATGCTCCGGTTCTGAGCGCAAGCTGAATCATGCCCTTGTAGCCGAGAATGAACTGCGCTTCCGGAATCTTGATCCAGTTTCCATCGTCCGTCTTTTTGCTGTTGTTGAACGGCACGATGTAGGCAAAGCCGAGCGCATTATCGACCGGAAGGTCATAACTTGCGGCTTTGAGCGCCGCTTGAATGACCGTCTGAGGGGCTTGACGAACCGCCGCCGTCAGGTTTGCATCCGCATTGCAAAGTGTGATGACCGCCGAGATAAATTGCGGTGCTCGATCACCCAGCAAATCGTTCAGGCGTTTTTTGTAGCCCTCGGAGTCGAACATGCCATTCAGAATTTGGTTGACGGTTCGCGCTGCAACGGGAGCAGTCGTAGTCGCCGCGACGGGTGCGCGGCTGGCGGTTGCGTTTGTGATAATTCCCGCCGTGTTCCTTGCCTGTCTTTCCATGCTTTTATGCCTCCTTGACCATGAATCGGCGCGTAGGTGCGCCAACCTTGATGTATCTGTCAACGATTTCAGGGTGTTCCTCTGTGAGCCGCTTGGTGTCGATGGTCTTTCGCGGGCTACTGTTTTTCCAGCTCACGATGTAGTTCGCGCTTTCTCCGCGCTCAGATTCGCCCATGCACTCCTTGATGCGCTGCTCATACAGGGCTTTATCTCCCTCAAGCTCTTTGATTTTGCTTGTCAGCGTCATGTACTGGCTGATTGCATCGTCGCAGTCAAGCGTGATGGTCGAGCCGTCAGATACGGGATAGCGCTTGGTCAGGATTTCTTCCGCCGCCTTGCTTCCGTCAACGGGCGGGCATTTGCCCTGTAAAACGTACTCACGCCAAAAGTAGTCCTCTGCGGAGATGAGTGCCTTGATCTGGTCTTCGTTCTCCTTGCGCTTGAAGCTGTATGTGTACAGCCCACGACCGATGACCAGTACCACGAGCTTCCACTCATCCCAGCCCGTGACCGCGAGGTAGTGCATGCACTGCGCGTAGTACCAGGGATTGACGTCTCCGCCCGCAAAGTCGGTCTTTGTAAAAGAGGATGTCGTCTTGATTTCAACGCCGATCCTCTTGCCCTTGACGCGGCGGTCGATGTTCGCCAGCATAAACGGGTGTTCGATGCTCTGCATCATCTGATTGCATCTGACGATGTTCAGACCGCTTTCTTCAGCGTATCGCCTCGCTATATGGTCTTCCAACACGTTTCCGAGCCAGATTGCTTCGCTCTCGCTCTCTTCCTGCGGCTCGTCCGCGCTGGTCTTATCCGCCCAGACCGTGAGCGGCGACGAGAACGGGTTCAAACCGATGATCGCGGCCGCATCGCTTCCGCCGATACCGGCTTTTCGAGCCGAGAGCCATTCTGCGCGGCTCATGTTGCGCGTGTCCTTGTACACGGTGTAGATTTCTTTCATTTTCAGACCGCCTCCGCAAACGTCCATCCGGTGCCGAGCAGCTCAAGCCACTCTGTCGTGCTGATGCTGTCGGCGCAGTCCTCGCACAAAATCTTGTTGCCGATCTCCGCGATCTTGTCGCCCTCATAGATCGCCACCTTGCATCTGCTGCACTGACATACAGGGACATCGGGTTCGGCGTTCGGGCAACCACTCAGGCACGGGAAGCTGTGGCAGATATCACACATCCTTCTTTCCCTCCTTGTCCTTGTCCATTTCCGCGAGGATGCAGCACACCAGCAGCAGCGCCGCACCGACCACGCCAACCGCCAGCGCATACGCAAGCACCATGCCCAGCCCTTCAAGCAGGCGGGCGAAAAAACCGACGAACTGCGCTTTAAGCATTGATATTTCATCCTTTCTATGCTATAATATTCATGGTTTAAATTTTCCATTGGCTTCCGCTCGTGTTGCTGCACGGGCGGTTCTTTTTTATACCCACTGTTTCTTTCGGCGAATCGGCTTGCCCGCTTCCTTTGCCTCGATGAACCGCGCAAGGCTTCGCACGTCAACGGCCTTACCCTCGCAGGCTCTTTCGATCTGGCCGCCCTTGAGCATCGCGCTGATTGTTGACCGCGAACAGCCGAGGATTTCCGCCGCCCTGACAGTCGTACAGGTTTCGCCGTACTGGATTGCCATTGCCGCCTGTCTGTCGCCGAGGATTGCGGTCTTGAGCGCGTCAAACTGCGCGTCTGTCAATGCCCGAATCTCCATCATCACACCCCCTTAAACAGCTTTGATAGCCAGAAAAAGAAGTTGTACCCGTTGAACACCGCAAGCGCCAGCATCAAAACCCACGCGAACCCGCCAGCCATCTTCTGGGCTTGCAAAATGCAAACCATGCACATTACTCCCGTCAAGGCTGTCATGAGAATGTCCCTTGTTAAACATACTCGCACTCCCAAAGCAGCCACGACAACCAGCCGAAACAAAGCGTGACGATCAGGCTTGTCAGCGTATTCAGTACGCTTCCGCCACAAGTGGCGTTCAGCCCAGTGACAGTCGCCGCAAAGATGGTGAGCGCAGCGCCAACATAGAACAGTTTCTTCATGCTGTTTCCTCCTTGCGTTTTTTCTCAAGATTCCGAATGACGCATCCGCCGTAATCATTTCTTGTCAGTTTGATAAACTCATCAACCGTGAACGAATCATTTTCCAAATCAATCTGATGGTTCAGGCAGAACGCCTTTCGGCCGGCCATGCAGCTTCCTGTGAGGCGATGATGCCAGTCGAACAAATCCTGTGCAAGATATTTCTTGTCCTCTCTGTGCGCTTCAAGGAACGCTTCAATGCGCTTTCCTTCCGGCATATCGTCGAACTGTTTTTCAAGCAGCGCGTTCATCGCTTCCCGCAGCGTATCTCCATGGGCGAAGATGCCGTCCTCGTTTTTTGCGACGTAACAATCTTTCGTCGTAAAATCCGACATCAGAATACGGCCCTTCGCCGCATTGCCGTGAACATGATCGATAATCGTAGGAACGTTATCGACCATGTTCACGGGATTACCAGCAAATGAAGTTACGTCGCCGTCGCCGGAGTCGCTACCGTAGCCATATCCGTCGCCGTCGCTGAAGCCGACGCCGGAGCCGCTACCGTAGCCATATCCGTCGCCGCCGCTGAAGCCGAAGCCGAAGCCGCAGCCACTACCGTATCCGGAGCCGTCGCCGAAGCCGAAGCCGTCGCCGAAGCCGCAGCCGTCGCCGAAGCCGTCGCCGCAGCTGCTACCTTTGCCGTAGCCGTCGTCGTGCGGCACTTCAAGGAATCGTTTGATGGCCTCCTTCAGATCCGCCATTCTCTCACCGCCTTAATATTCTCCACGGCTTTATCCGTGCAGGCGATGATCTCAATCACACCGAGTACCGTGCAGGATGGAACTGTCACCGTAAATTTGCAGTTCTGAGGATCCTTAACGCCCTCGGTCGCAAGCTGGCTCAAGCTCGCCGCGCCCTCCCAGTACCAGATACGCCGGGCGTCGGTCAGCTTCGCTTCGCTACCGTTGCGCTCCTCGATGTGGGCGAAGAATACGCCCGCTCGGTCGGTTCTTACGATGTACCACTGTTTTTCCATGTTCGTTTCCTCCTTATTCTTGCTTTACAGCTTTCTTGCTCTCCGCAGCCTTCTCGGCTTCCTTTTCTTCGTTCTTCGCGCTTCCAACCGCGACCGGCCTGCATCTCGTGCGCCCAGTCGGTAAAATCGCCTTTGGCAAAGCGCTCTCGCTCCTCAGCCCTCAGGTAATCGACCAGGTGCAGCGTCGCAAGCTCGCCGACCTTGCCGATCAACTGCTCGCAGACGTATGCGCAGAGCTTTTCGCCTGCGTCGTCGTTGTCCGGGATGTAGATGACGCGCTTCGCGCCGCGGATCGCCTCGGTGTAGGCGGGCAGCCACTTGCCATCCAGCCGCCCCTTGCCCGCGCCGTATGCGCTGGACACCGCGCAAAAGCCGAGCGCCGCAAGGTTGTTCGCGTCCTTTTCGCCCTCGACGATCAGGATGGTTTCGCCCTGCGCCTTGGCCGCCAGCATCTCCGGCAGCCGGTAGAGCAGATCATGCCACAGGTCGCCGACGTAGAGCTTGCCGTCCTCCCCGTAGCTTTGAAACGCAAAGGTCTTTTTTCGCTCGCCGTTCGCGTCGTGGCCCTCGTACCGGGCTTTGAGCTTTTTGACCTTGCCCTCCGCGTCCTTGTACTCGTAGATGCGCGTCAGCTCGTAGTCGATGTCTTTGATCTTCCACCGATGGCCGACGGCAAAAGGCCGCCGCGCCAGCTTGGGCGGCTCGGCCTTGCGCTCCGGCTTTTTCTTGGCATATCGTTCCGGCGGCTCGCCCGTCATCGCGTCCACCGCCACATCTTGCAGCGTGTAGCCCAGCGCCTCCGCCACGTCCTTGCGGTCTGCGCCGCAGGCGTGGCATTTCATCACGGTTTGCCCGTCATCCCCGATATAGCAGTGCAGGCTTGGGTCGTGGTCGGCGTGGCAGGGGCAGATCGCCCAAAAACCGCCCGGTTTGTCGCTGCGCTTGCGGTCGTCAACCTCAAGCAGCCCGCGCCAGGCATCCAGCGTCATCCCCATCCGTCACACCGTCCTTTTGTCCTCTTTGGTCACAGCTCCACATGCAGGCACTCGCGCGCCGCGGCTTTCACGGCCTCGCGCCCCTCGTCGGTCGTCTGCATCGTCAGCATCACGTCCGCGATGGCGTAGTCCATCGTCGCGTCAGGGATTTCCCGCATGGTCGCGCTCAGCAGCTTGCCGCCGCCCTGTCCGTGCTTGTCAGCTCGGCTGTACCGCGCCGCCGTCATCACCTGCATCCGTTTCACCTCCTTTTGTCTCCGTCGGGATCACGTCGAGCCGCAGCCGGAAGTCAGTGATCCGATCCGCCTTGTAAATCCGCTGCGCGCCGCATGCCGTGCAGACGATACGTCCGTCTATCGAGTTGAATCATTTGATACTCTCCTTTTTGTTTTTTAATATTCAGTTTTCGATTGCTTTGCCTTTGCCGTGCTTAATCTGACTTCGCGTCGCCATAGCTTAACTAAGCATTGCCGTTGCCGCGCTCCACTTTGCCTTGCCGCAGCTTTGCTCGACCTTGCAGTACTCAGCGTTGCCTTCGCAGCGCGGCGCCTGTCTTTGCCGCTGATTCGCCAAGCGACACCATGCTATACCCATGCGTTACAGTGTAAAGCGTGACCATGCCTATGCTTACCTTGCGATTCTCAAACGTGGCAACGCCACGCCGTCAAACCCCGCTTGATACTCAAGCCCTTCGGCTTGCATCAGCTCGTACAGCCTGCGCTCTTCGCGCTTGGTCAGCGTCTCCGGGTGGTTAATTCGGTTGTACAGCGTCTTTTTCGATACGCCGAGGTTCAGCGCCAGCTCGGCCTTGCTCATGCCGGACACGCCGCAAAATTCACCAACCTGTTTCTTAAAAAGCTCGTCTTCCGCGCTCCAATTCCGCTGGCGCTTTTTCATGGTCAAACCTCCTTGTCAGAGTATAATGTTTCCCATCTAAACCCTAGTTTCTTGCCAATTACTTTTGCGTGCTTGATCTTCAAGCCAACATCGCCAGAAATAATTCGGCTGACGGCGGATTCGGTTAGTCCCAGCATTTGCGCCAAATCCTTTTGAGACAAGCTGTACTTGTCAAGGACTTGCTTCAAATTCAAGCTCATGCCTCCTTTTCTTTAACTTTGCTCAAGTATAGCACATTCTTGAGTTTCTTTCAAGTGTTTTGTTAAAATTTCTTGAGTTTTTTTCAAGTCTGTTTACTTGAGAAATTTTCAAGCGTATAATATAGAAAAAAGGAGTTGACGCAGTTGGAAAACAACATAAGAAAACTTCGGAAATCGCGTGATCTGACCATGAAGCAGTTCGGTGAAATGATGGGCGTTTCAGAATCCGCGATCAGTCTTTACGAAAATAACAAGGCGCAACCCGATATCAACATGATGTATAAAATGGCCGACTACTTTGACGTTTCCATTGATTTTTTGCTTGGCCGGAAGACGGACGAATCGAAGGAAAAGAAAACGGACGATAAACTCGTAGCCGACATTTTAAGTCTGACAGAAGAAGAAAAAACGCTTGTCGAGGGGTATGTGAGCGGGATAAAGGCAAGAAGAAAAAAATAAGCTCGCCTTTCGGCGAGCCGTCCCCCTTTTTAATCGGGCTTTTTGTGGAACGTTGATCGTATCCATTCGAGAAGTTCCTTTTTCTCTTCCTCGGTCAAGTCTGCAATCATCTCACGGATTTCTTTTTCAGTCATTTTGATTCACCTCGTAGATTTTAGTCGCTCACTGAGCGCCACTTGGTGGTTCAACTCGGCTTGTTGCTTACCCTCTCCGGCGGTGGTATCTCAAACGGATTTCGCGGTTGAGATGCTAATACAATAATTATAATTATCATCGGCGCTCCCCCTCATTGTTTACATTATATTCCTGCCGGAAGGCGAAAAGAATATGAAAAGAGGTTAAGAAAATGAAAAGAATCGTTGCTCTGTTGGCTCTGATGTTTGCTATTCTCCCTATACACGTCACGGCAGAAAACGAAATTGACCCGAAGGACTGCATACCGTTTCCGGCTGACTGTAAAAAAGCGGATGTCGCCATGGCTGCCCTGTATGCCGTTGATGTCCCAAACCCCCAAAATTACGAATGGAGTTCAAACACGGAAGATTTGCATTTCACGGAAGACGGAGTTTTTTCGCTCTTGGGTGAAAAAGGTACATTAACAGGCGTTCCGAAGGACGGAAGCGGAAAAACGATTAAAATTTCCGTGTCAGCCCCCGTACCATTTTTCAGCTCGAAGAATATCGTTGTCGATTCGCCGGAAGGTGAAGAATTGCTAGTCCAAACCGGCGGCGGATTTATCATGGTAGGCACAAGCGGCGACGACTGCTTCACCAGCGAAGAGATTGAGGGAAGAAAATACGGTTTTGCTGATGCGTACCGAATCATGCCCAAAAAAGAGGGCAAGGGCGCAATCATCTACACAATAAACATGAGCAAGCAATACAAGATCAACATCATAGTCAAAAAGTCTGCGCTCATGTCTGAAGAGGAACGCCAAGCCCTGATAGAAAAGGCAGGGGAGAACGCGAAAATCGTCATCGCGGGAAAGAACGTGAATGTCCGCGCGGATGCTTCCGCCGATGCCGACAAAGTCGGAAGCATCAAAGCGGGAGAAGAAGTTATCGTCACTCAGCCGTATTATACGGAGAAGTGGCATCAGATTCTCTATGACGGCGAGCTGTGCTATGCGTCGGCAAGCTATCTTGTAATCAAATAAGCGAATATAGGCAGAACGAAAGAAGGGGCTAAGAATTGGCTAGAGACGGAAAACCGGGGTGCTTGTCCCGCATTTTCAAAGCATTTTCCTATTTTTGCGTTGCAATCGTCATTTTGGCGTTCATCGGTACAGTAAACAAGCGCAGTAGTGAAGACACAGCAGCGCAGGATGAATCGAATGCGCAAGTTGAACAGACGACCGGCGAAGAGAAAACCCCAGCGCCAACAAAAACGCCGAAGCCGACGAAAACGCCAAAGCCGACAAAAACGCCGAAGCCGACAAACACACCAAAGCCAACAAATACGCCGAAACCGACGAAAACGCCAAAGCCGACAAAAACGCCGAAGCCGACAAACACACCAAAGCCAACAAATACGCCGAAACCGACAGCAACGCCTGAGCCTGATACCTTGCAAGGATGGGCAGAATCCGTCGCGGAGCGTGTGTTCTTCCCCGTTGACAGCGGCATTTCAACGCTGATATCCGTGACGTGCGAACAGGTTGACGGAGAAACCGCGCCGATGGTTACAGTGAACGTCGAATTTCCAGACGGAACGAAGAATGATTCCCGCGTAAGCGCGTTTCTTTCCAGAGCGGCAAAAATGAACCGATATATGTCGGAAGCGGCGAAGGAAGGAAAGATCAAATACGGTTCTCTGCTTGTCATCGGATGGACGACATATATAGATAAGTACGGAAACGAGAGCGACGGTCACGCTGTCGATATTCGCGTCAAGGCCAGCGAGGCCGTAAAGGTGAATTGGGAAAATTTTTCTTCCGATATGCTACCGGGGATCGCCGTCTCTTTCGGTATCAACCCGATCATCCGCGACGGCCTGTCGCTCGAATACTACTCAAAAATCCGCTACTAATCGCTTGAAATGAAAACAAGCGATGTTTTGCCGACGTCGACAAAACATCAGGTCGCGCTGAGCGACAAAAAAGGCGCGTCCTGATGGGCGCGTCTTTTCGTTTTAGCCTTTCGTGGGGCAATATGGTACCGGTGGGTGCGTGAATGCGATGCCGTAATCCTCAAGAGACAACGAATTGCCGAAACAATTCTCTGCCTTAAAGCATTCGATCGCTCTGTTAAAAGCCATCTTCTTTTGCTCGTGGGTAAGTTCTTCCGGGAGTCCCTTCAAGCAAGCTCGCAGATTCTCCACGATTGCAAGCACGATTGTGTTTTCGTCCGCGTGCATTTCGTTTTCCTCAAGCATGACCTCCGGGAGACGCAACGCGAACATCCGATTTACATCTTTCATACGTTCACCGCCTTTCTGCTTTTTAGTATATTCGTCCATCCGCAGAATATACTATCAAATAATTATCAAAAGGGGGATTTTTTATGGCAAAAGCAAAAAAGCTGCCGTCCGGCAACTGGCGAACACAGGTTTACCTCGGTAAGGATGCAACGGGAAAGCCAATCGTTGAATCCTTTACCGCATCGACCGCCCGCGAATCTGAACGCCTTGCCGCCGTCGCTGCTGCCGATCACAAGCGGAAGAAGAAGCAAACGCTGACGCTCGGCCAGGCAATGGATGAATTTATAGATACTTGCCGTGTGCAGGGCTATTCGCCGTCTACGATTCCGGCGTATGTCTCGATACGGGAAAACAGCTTCCCAGCGCTTGTCTCTTTACGCCTGGATCAAATCACAGAGCGGGATATCCAAAAAGCGATTGACGCAAGAGCTAAAGATCATGCTGTGAAAACGGTTCGGAATGAGTTTTACTTTCTGCGCTCCGTTTTTGGCAAATATGCGCCTGATTTGAATTTGTCCGGGATTGTCATAGCCAAAAGGAAGAAGTCGAAGAAGCAGCTTTTCTCCGAAGCCTGGGCGCGAGACGTGCTGACCTATGCTAAAGAGCATTGGGAAACGGATTTCTACCTTTATTGTTGCTTCATTGTGAGCGCGGGCTTGCGCCCTTCTGAGGCGTATGCTTTGACGTGGGGCGATCTGTCCGATGAACCTGTTTCCGCAATCAGCAGAGACGGGAAAGCGTACAAGATGGGGCTTTTAAGCATCGACAAGGCCACAGTGCGCGATGAATCCCGCTCATACGTCAGGAAAAACGTCACAAAGACAGATGCGGGAGAGCGCGCACTTCGTCTTGACTGGTCTTTTTTTCAAAATTTGTACGACTGCAAGCCGCGAGGCGCTGACCATGCCCAAATACTAACGCTAAAGCCGAACCTCGTTGACTACCGCTGGAAAAAATGCAGGGCGGCGCTTGGTCTTCCCGAAAAGATGCGCTTTTACGATCTGCGTCATTTTTTTGCAACGTCCGTCGCCTACTCCGGCGCGTCCGAAGAAGAGCTTGCCCGCGTCATGGGTCATTCAACGTCCGCCTTTTCCCATCAGGTGTACGTCGAGCTTTTCCGCGAACGGCAGGAATCCGTAAACGCCGAGCTGGCCGCAGGAACGGCGGCGCTCTACGAATCCATCAAGAAACCCGTGTGAAATTCCGTGTGAAATGATTTTGCAAAAGTTCACACGGAAAAGGAACGACGATACACGAAATGAGTAATAATTTACACTGAATAAAATAGACGGCAAAAGAAAAAATCCAGAAACCTTTGTGGCCTCTGGATTTCCTGTTTGGTGCGGTAGATGGGACTTGAACCCATTTACTCTCGTTGCATTTACTAGCTTTTTTGTTCTTTGTGTGAAATTTCGTGTGAAATCGTGCCAAAAACAGCTAGTTTCGAGATGCTTTCAGCTTTCGGATTGCTGCCGCGTATGCCTTCGGCGCGACGATCTGCAAGCCTTGAATCGTGTCTTCCAGCGCATCGACAAGTTCAGCAGATGACAAGCCTGCACACGCAGCGCGGAACTCGCTTTCCGGCTCTGCCGCCATCGAGTACGCCGAAACGGGTGCTTCCCTCGCATCCTGCGCAGATTCGCTCGCCATGTGCGCCCGAAGGCCGTACAGCACCGCCAGACGTTCGGCGTCTTTCACGCTCGTTCCTTCGCGCTTGATTTTAGTGATGGTTTCGTCGATCTCTTTCAGGTCGATCAATGCCGCTCACCGCCCGTCAGGCGTTGCGCAGCTCGTCCATCGCGCGGCGGATGATTTCGCGCTGTTCTCCGGTCGCATCTCGCATGATCTCTTCCATCTTGCGCATCATGCTTTCGCGCCCGTCGTCGCGGCTGTAATGCCCGCGCACATAATGCTCGCCGCGTCTGTCGTTGCGTCCATAGCTTCCGCGCACGTCAGCGCGCCACTCCGCGCTGTTGCTGTACCCTTCGTCCTCAAGGATTTCGATTTTGTCAATATTCTTGATGGTGTCGGTCAGCTTGTGGACGGTTTCGAGGTCACCGGGGTTCATGTCGCGCTTGGCGGCGATTTTGTCCAGCTCATCGCAAAGCATATCGCGCAAGTCGCGCATCGCTTTCATGCTCATTTTTTGCTCCTTTCTCACGCCTGCCGCGTGACGATCAGGTTTGCGTTGGCAACGTCAATCGCTTGCGCACTGATGTTTTTCAACGCGACGGTTACGCAGCATCCACGCGGCACATCGACAAACGCAGAGACGGAAACGTTAAAATAGTTCTCGACCGCCGCAGGGGTGACGATAGCGACGGCGCTATTCAGCGTCTCGCCGTTTATCGTCAGCGCAACGGAGATCGCTTCAACCGTTCCGCCTGTCGGAATGGCGATGTTCCCGGTGAAGTCCACAAAGTACCGCGCTCGGCACTGGTTCGTCAGGCCGCGAAGGGTTACGATCCCCGCGCCCTCTCGATGGACGATACACGGAGAGCCGCAAATCGGCGTTTCGGTCAGCGGTAGATTCTGGCCAGCCGCGACAAGTGTCGTGCTGGCGTTGGTATACTCAGCCATAAATTTCTCCTTTCATAAGAAACGGCGGGACACATTCGCCCCGCCGTCGTTGCAGAATCAGCTCAGGGCTGAACAGCTCGGTCACGCCGAGCAGTTGCATCTCTTATGCGATTTTAGCAGCCACAACCGGCGTTAGCAGCGCAGCCGTAACCGTAACCGCCCGTGTAGGGGTTCGGCACCTGATACGCAGGGACGGCGACAGGCTGACGCAGCGCGTTAATGATCTGCGCAGTCTGTGCTCCCATCTCCGTGGTCAGCAGCGCCGACTGACGCTCCTGCGACGCGGCGCGGCGAAGATCGGTGTTTTCCGCCTGCAACGTCGCGATCTTGTCCTGCGTCAGGAAGTCGAGAATCGCGCGGCTGTTGGCGTTCTGGTTGTCGATCACGTCGCGGGTGTTGCTGTTAAGCGTGTTCTGGATGGCGCAGAAGCCCTGCTGCATCTGGTTGCGCGTGTCGCAAACCTGAGTAGCGAGGTTGTAATTCACGCCCTGAATCGCTTCGCGCGTCTCGCAGCAGCAGTTCGCCTGCTGCATCTGCATCGTAAAGAGCTGCTGCATGAGCGCCGCCTGCTGGTTGGCGCGGGAAAGCTCCGCCGCGCTGAAACCGCTATTGACGGCGTTGGTGATGGCGTAGGTGCTGTCACAAAGCCCGTTCTGGATGGCGCGGATACCGTTGTCGATGCCGTTGATGGCAAAGCCTTCATTGATGTCCGCGCGGGTCGCGTAGCCTTGGAAGCCCGGCGAATTAGCGCCGTTGTTGCCGAAGCCGCCGCCCCAGCCCATGCCGCCCCAGCCGCAGAACATGAAGAGGAACAGAACGATGATCCACCACGCGCCGTTCCCGTCTCCAAACATGCCGCCGTTGTTGCGATTTCCGCCCGTTACCGCCGCGATATCGGCGGGGGTCATTTCAGAGGTTGTCAAAGACATTTTCACACGTCCTTTCGTTTTTATCGCTAACCGTGCGCACGGATTTAGCCGTTAGAGACCTTCAAAAAGGCTTTGGAACTGGCGGGCGATACCGTAGAGCTGGTTAAACTGCTGCTGCGTCATCTTGCCGCTGTTGAGCAAGCGCTGAACCTCTTGCTGAGGATCACCGTTGAATCCGGCCTTGAACCGCTTGAACTCCTGCGCCATCTGCTGAAACTGTCCCATCTGTCCGGGCAGATTCCCAGACATACCCTGCATCGCATTAAACAGCGGGTTGCTCATCGACTGCATCCTCCTTTTTCCTGCTCGGTTTTTTTGCCAACGCATCGACCCGCGCCACAAGCACGTTGAAGTCGTCGCGGGTCACATAATCGGCGGTCGGCTGCGGTTGCACTTGTTGGAGCGGCGTTTTAGATTGCGTCGGGCGTTCCGTGTAATCTAATGTTCTCACTGAAGGAACACCAGACATATCAACGGATTTGATATATATAACAGAATTCTCCATATCCCAAAGTGGAACACTACATCCGTTCGCAACCGGGTAGCTTGATACAGCAGATTGCCCCGGAATCCAAATCATAGAGGGCTGCTGCGGCGCTTGCGTCATTGCTGTCGACTGATAACCGAAACCTTGTCTGAATTGCGTCAGCTGATCCGGCATTGGTGGGTTCGTAGGCGGTTGATAATATCCTCCGCCGGGATAACCGCTATAAAAAGCCATACGCTTACTCCTTTCGCCAGTAATAGAGGGGCGTTTCGCCTCCGCTGTCCCATGTGTCATACCAATCACCGTTCACGGCCGCGAGAACGTGTCCATTTGTCGCCAAAACGTAAACGCCGCGCGGAAAGTCTCGGCAGAAGTCCGAAACCGTGTAGCAGTCCGGGCACGTCTCCGGGATGCTGTGACGCTTGAAGCCTTTGCGCCGAAGATACGCGCCCCAGACGTGATTTGCGTTTGGCATGTCTCCAGCGCAGAAACCGTCAAGGCAAAGCGCGACGAATACATTTTCCCATGTTTGACCTGTGGCCTTGCTTACAGCTCTAATCGCGCAGTCGCCGACACGAGAACGGAAGGGGTTTGGATTAAATGGAACAAACACGCTCTCACCTGCTTCTGCCCTCATTTTTGCACAAAAAAAGGACGTGCACCTATCAGATGCACGTCAGATTTGTGTCAGGTTTTTATCAGTCCCACATGTGCTCGCTCACCGCCTCCTTCCACTCGGCCTCCATATCGCTGACGGCCTTTTCCCAATTCTCGCCGTCAAGGATGCGCTCGACGGCTTTTCTTCCTGCGCTGGCTTTGCGGTAGTTGGCCGCACGGGAATAGCTTTCCGCGCGGAGCATCGCAGCCGCCATCGGGTATTGTGCGCTCAGCTCCGCCGGATCGCTCTTGGGCTTGGCGGGATAGATGCCGCTGCCGCTATCCACAGCCCGCGCGAACGCTTCGCGGTAGGACGCCTGCTCAGCTTTCGCCGCCTCAAGCTCTTTAAGTCCCGGAATCGCGGCGCGGAAATTCCGGCGGCGCTCGGCGGTTTCGCGCTCTTCGGCTTCCTCGGCCATCAGCGCGGCCTTGATCTCCTGCACCTCGGCGGGATGCGCCTTGACCAGCTTGACGGCCTTGTCGCCAACGAGGGAAAAGCTCAGGCCGGAGCTTTCCAGAATCTCCCGCGCGACGGTTGAGATCTGCTGTTTGTACTTTTCTTTCATGGTTTCTTCCTCCTGTCCTGTCAGGTTGTTTTCCTTGTTCTTATGATCATATTATACATCATTTTAATTTATTTGTCAAGTGTTTTGCAAATTATTTTTATTTATTTTTTGCATTAAAAAAAGCC